GTGAATTCCTGGTGGCTGTCCATAACGCCACGTTCAAGGCTCAGCATGATCCACGTCTTGAATGGAAAGTACTGCCAGATGAGTCGCCCACCGGGCCTTTCACTATGCAGAACGGCTTTCTGCCGGAACAGAAGCAGCTTGTGGAGAACACTGGCGGCTCTGGTGGCTTCCTGGTCTTTCCTGAGCACCTTACCGAGATGTTCGCCTTGCCCGAGTTGGCGCGGTACGTTCGCCAGCGGGCAACTACCATTCCCATGCGGGCGCGCGTGATACAGATACCCGTGTTGGACCAAACTTCTACTGGGACGGCCGGCAGCCACTATTACGGCGGCGTTATCCCAAAGTGGACTGAGGAAGCAGGCACGAAGGACGAGAGCGAGCCGGCTTTCCGCCAGATGGAACTTGTAGCCCACAAGCTTGTGGTCTACACCGAGGCCTCAGATGAACTCTTGGCTGATAGCGCTGTTTCTCTGGAATCCCTGCTGCAAGCACTCTTCGCGGGGAGCATCTACAATGAAGAGGAATGGTGCTTTATCCAGGGCACCGGGGCTGGTCAACCTTTGGGAATCGCCAATACTGCCTGTGGCGCGACTATCGCGGTTGCACGGGCGGTTGCAGGGGCCATTGGTCTACAGGACATCTTCGACATGGTAACGCAGTTCTCAGGGAGCAATCCCGTGTGGCTGGCGCACCAGCGTTGCTTGCCCAGTATCCTGGCTCTGAATGGTCCGGCGGCGAATCCCGCCTACGTGTGGGTCGGGAATGGGCGCGACCAGATGCCCACCACCCTGATGGGATACCCGATTTACTTCATCGAAAACTGTCCCGCCTTGGGTGCGCGTGGTGACATCTGCCTGTGTGACTGGAGCAAGTATCTTATCGGTGACCGCCAGGCTGTTACCATTGATTCCAGCAAGCACTACAAGTTCCGCAACGACCTTACAAGCTGGCGGGCAGTGCATCGCGTGGACGGGCGGCCGTGGCTGTCCGCTCCATTGACCTTCCGCGATGGGGTTACGCAGGTTTCGCCCTTCGTGGTACTCGATGCGGCGGTAGCTTCCTAGGAGGTATGAGAGAATGACCCAAGCATATACCGAAAACTTCAGTGAAGTTCACGAGCCGGGTGGCGTTGTTGCCCCTGCTGGCCTACAGATTGGGGTACACAACACGACATGGCTCAGTATGAACAACCACCAGCGCGCGATCTTCCTCATCATCACGGGCGCGATGGGGCAAGCTGGCACGATTAATTTTGCCGTACAGCAGGCCCAGGACGCGGCTGGCACTGGCGCGAAGGCGCTTACCCCTGCCAAGGCTATCACGCAACTGACCCAGGCCGGCGGGGATGGCGACGATAACATAATTGTCGAAGTGCGCACCGAGGAACTGGACGTTGACGGCGCGTTTGACTACATCCGAGGCGTGTTGACCGTTGCGGGCGCTACCTGTACCGCGGCAGTCTTCCCGCTTCGCGGCACCTCCAACTATCCGCCTGTGCCGACGACCGGGTGGACCGAGATCGTCCTTTAGCAGATAGGTAGACCGTAGGGGGTGGGGGTGTTCGTTTCTATGCCCCCACCCTACCCTAACAAGGAAATCATGGCAGGAGTTTGGATCCGCGCTATCACGCTCGTAAGAGTGCCAGACGAAACAGGCACCATGAAAACCTACCAACCGGGCGACTGGCTGCAAGTTGGCAAGCACGATGCCAGAATGCTCCAGGCAGGTGGACAAGCCGAGATTATGCCGCCCCTGCTGCGTAAGGCTGTGCTTGATCTGGATGGTTGCGGTATCGTGGCGTGGGGGCCGACCGATGCTGTAAAAGCGACTATCATGCAGAACCTTCCTGGTCTACCTGTGAGCAAACTTACCTATGCCATCCCTTATGCCCGTACTCTATTCTGGGATCCTGGCGTAAACATTCACTTTGGCCTGTTGCCCGTTGGCTTCTCCAGGCTGGCAACCGGGTGGGAGATTGCCATCCCAGTAGGTGACTACAATATTTTGGCTGAAAGTATCGGGACTGATGACGCGCGCAAGCATACGCGCGAGGTGGTACACGATTTGCGGGTGCCTGTCTACGATACGCGCTTAGTATTCGCGCAGAAGTGTGAAGCGGCTCAGCAGGTCCTTACTCAGTGGCGTGAGGAATGCAAGAGCGGCGACGATGAGCGGCTGTGCTGGCTGCGCGCGTGGTATAAGGTCAAGCCAATTACCTGCGCGCTGCCATTGACGTGGACAAGGAAATGAAGCATTGTGGTATAGCCTACGTAGCCTATGGCAATAATGCCTGCCGAGAGGCAAAAGCAAGCATCGCCTCTCTTAGGCGACATTGCCACCTGCCTGTGGCCGTGATAGGGGATGAGCCGCTCGACGTGAAAGGCATAATTCCAATTGCCTTTGATGTGCCGGGGCCAGACACGGGCACCAGGTGGGCGAAATTGAACCTTGATATTATAGCGCCGGTAGAGTGGCGCGACATTTTATACCTGGATGCTGACACGCAAATCGAGGCAGATGTATCGGGGGGATTTGCCTTGCTGGCAGGTGGGTGGGATATGGCGATCGGACTCAGCGCCAATCAAGGCGGCGAGGTATTCCACCATATCGGGACAAAGGAACGTCAGGAGACGATTGAGGAATTGGCAGACCCTTTTCCTTTGCAACTCCAGGCCGGCGTAATGTTCTTTAACCGTGACCGATGTGCCAAGTTATTTGCCGCTTGGCGTGAGGAATGGCTTAGATTTAAGGACCAGGATCAGGCTGCCTTGATTCGCGCTTTGCAGAAATGCCCTGTTCGTGTCTGGTTGTTGGGGTATCCGTGGAATGGTGCGGAAGGTAGCATTGTAAAGCATCTGTTTGGGAGGGCGCGGTGATAAAGAGAAGCCGCAGAGCGAAAGAGCGCAAGCATAAGCGGGTGCGCCTTATCATGGCACGCCAGTTATTTTACTTGGCTGTTAGGCTGGCGGGGATTAACAAATGAAAGTCCATGTTGTCACAGAGCGCCTAGAGACTAACCGCATATTGCCGAGAATGGCAAAGTACCTGGCCGAATTCAACGGGTGGACTTTCGGCACGCAACCAGACCCTAATGCCGATGTGAATTATTGGTGTAATTATCTGACATGGTACCAGCACAGTAAAGGATGGCACCTTACCAAAACAGGCGCTTACTTCACGCACAGAGATACAGGCGACGAAAAGAAAAAGCGAATGTGGGATGACTCAGTACCGCACATGGACTTTATGACAGTCACGTGCAAATCACAAATGGAGTTGCTACCGAAGGAAAAGACCTTCCTCGTGAGGCCACCAGTAGAGATTGCCCGCTTCACAATAGCCCCCATCCCGGCAGGGGGCAAGCCAGTGATTGGAACCGCAGGCTATGTATCTGGCGACAATCGCAAGGGGGAGCGTTTGATTGCTGCCTTGGCACAAGCGGAACTAGCGCAAAAACTCACCTTGAAAGCGAGCGGACAGGGATGGCCTATTCCAACGCAATCCCTGGCGTGGAACAAGATGCCGGGATTTTACCAATCGCTTAGTGTCTATGTCTGCTCATCGTTGTACGAGGGGGCCTGTATGCCGCCTCTGGAGGCTTTAGCTTGTGGTGTCAAGGTAGTCATCCCGCGTGGGGTAGGGATGCTCGATTCATTGCCAGATTTGCCAGGGATATACCGCTACGAGCGCGGGGATGCCAAGGGAATGATACGGGCAGTGGAGGAAGCCGCCTTTAGCGAACCGGTTGACCGTGAAGCATTGCGCAAGGCAATCACGAGAAACTATACAGCCAAGATATGGGCAGCGGACCACAGGCGTGTGGTGGGGCAATTCGCCTACAAACCGCATCCCGTAGCCAAAGCGGATGATTGGCACGGCAAGGCGGGAATCTATACCATAGCCTTCGGCGGACCATCCAGGGTATGCGCTCGCAGATTGATTGCATCTGTGAAGAAACACATGCCGGGATTGCCTGTTTGCCTAGTGAGTGATAAACCGCTCAAGGCAGGGGAGGCGGTTTTCGTGAAGCGACCAGACAAAGATATTGGGGGCAGAATCGCCAAACTCATGGCCGATGATCTAGCGCCTAAAGATTGGCAATATGTGCTTTATCTGGACGCCGATACTGAGCTTGTAGGTGACATCTCTTTCCTGTTCCAAATCTTGGCAGATGGATGGGAACTGACCATTTGCCGTGATATGGCAAAATATGTAACAGCAGATCAGATGGCACGGCCGGACAACAAAGAGGAATGCGCAGTTACGTGGGATATGATAGGCACGCGGGAGGGTGCTTTTCAGTATAACGGCGGTATGATGAGTTTCCGCCGATGCAAGGCGACTGCCGAGTTTTTCAAGAATTGGCAGAAGGAATGGCAGAAGTTTGGCAAGCGTGACCAGGCCGCTTTGTTGCGTGCGCTCTATACCCGTCCTGTACGGCTGTTCCTGCTGATGAACCAATGGAATGCTTCTATGCGCTACGAGAAACCAGCAGGGGAGGTGGCGATTCTGCATCATAGCACGAAAGCGCGCAGATGGGAGGGTATCGTATTGGGGCGGATTGATTCGCCAGAAGCGTGGGAGAAGGTAAGGCAGTGGCAAGCTGCCCATCCAACGGAGAAATGAACATGGGAGAACTTAGACAAAAAACCGTTGACATACTCAGGAAAGTATTGCCCGAAGCCCTCCCTACTCCTGTCATTGACTTGGGAGGGGGGGCACGTCACGGCTGGCTTGAGGGGGTCTTGGCACGCCAGGATATTGGATCGTGGGATGCTGTAGCAGGTCCGGGCGTTGACCGTGTTGTGGACGGTTGCCACATGCCAGAGATTGCAGACGGCCAGGTTGGGACGCTCATCAGCAACTATACCCTGGAGCATGTCGCACAACCGTTCAACTTTGCCACCGAGGTGGCGCGTGTAGTATTCCGCCACGGCGTACTGTTTGTGTCTACTGTCCTAGCCCATCCTCTTCACGGGCCGGGTGAGGACAACTGGCGCTTTTCTGTCATGGGTTTACAGCATCTATTCGGGCGGGACTTTAGCGAAATTGCCAGCGGGATTATCCCCTGTGCGGGTGGGATCATCGGGACATACTTCTGTGGTAAGAGGCACAAGGGAACCAATACCGATTTCTCTATCACGGCGCTAATCTCCAGAGCAAAATGCACGCGCATGCAATACTCCCGCCTCCAGGCTTTACACGCATTGGCCTCTCAGTGGCGCAGGATTGATGGGGCATTTGTAGAATGCGGGTGTTGGCGTGGCGGGTCTGCTGCCGTGATTGCGGATGCGATAGGCGTAGGCGGGCGCGAGGTGTTCTTGCTTGATTCATTCCAGGGCATGCCAGAACCAGAAGAAGTGGACGGGCTGAAAGCGCGGGAAAAGTGGGATGCGGCAGGCAGTAGGTGGTGCGCTTGTGAACCAGAAAACGTGTATAGAACTTTTGAGATTGCGCGGCTTCCGAGGCCCACCATCATCGAGGGCTGGTTTGACGAGACGGTACCAAAGCTGTTGACAGGGCCAATTGCCGTCTTGCACCTGGACGGCGATTTCTACGAAAGCACGCGGGTATGCTTCACTCATCTGTACCCAAAGTTGGTCAAAGGCGGTTTATTGATTCTGGACGATTACGGGCATTGGCCAGGTGCACGAAAGGCAACTGATGAATATCTCGGCATGTCAAAGGAAAAGTTGCAACACCTGGACTATGAATCGGTCTATCTGGTAAAAGAAGCCGATGGCTAGAGCAGAGAACGACTTGACGAAGAAAAGCAAGCCGGCGATTATCATGACCGGGCCTCGCACAGGTGGTACTCTGCTCACGCATGCGCTGAGTAACCATCCATTCATCGGCTGCATTCGGGGGGAGCCATTGCACGCCGCCAGTACGTGGCGGATGAATCTGTATGGTGTAGAGCCGGTCAAGATCCTCCAGATTTGCACCAGCCTGGAGGGGTACTTGGTTTCCATGTGCAAGGTGGCCTACGAGCAAGCTTGGTATCGAGGCGTGTGGGAATATCTCATCAAGGCAAAAATACCTATCCTCCATTTGACACGCCAAGATGTGCTGGCGCAAGCAGTTAGCTTTCTACTCAATAAACTGGCGCGGGATGGGACAATTACCCACCCGCAACACTCATTCCAGGCAGTGGCACCGATTAAGGTAGAGTTATCACCTGATACTGTTGTGCAGCATTATGCCTGGATTGTGCGCAAGCGTGGCCAGGTTTGGGACAAAATCAAACATTCAGGGTGCCCAGTGCTACAACTCACCTATGAGCAAATCACGGGCGCGGCAGAAGAAACACAAACTCTGAATGCGGATGCAACGCGACAAATCTGTAAGTTTCTGGGAGTATCAATGGCCTCTCTTCCCATCTCGCTCAAGCGGGTGAATCGGCGGCTAGAAGATGAGAT